TCTCAATATTGGGTAGAGCGAATACACTCCTTTTATCGCCATGAAAAAATGGTATGATTCATACATAAACTTTCCTTATAGACATTTAGGTACAGATCCAGAAACTGGTATAGACTGTTTTAACCTTTGTCGATTAGCATTTGAAAAAGAACTTAACATAACTATACCTCTTACTACAGCAGACTTTTGTAACATTGTAGATGAAGATTGGTATCAAAAAACTCATGATCAGTTCATGGAAAATGCTGCTCGACTTGATAGAGACGACTTTAAATGGATTAAAGTAAAAGAACCTAAACCTTTTGATGTAATATTAATGAGTATGGGTTCTACGAATGTTACAAACCATTGTGCTTTATATGTAGGAGACGGCAAAATACTACAAACAATGCTTCATCGCACAAGCGGTATTTGGCCTTACAGAGGACCTTTTAAAGAATATACAACAGGGATATATAGATGGAAAGATTTACAAAATTAACAGAAGCAATGAATGCTCATGCTATGCGTGACTATCCTCGTGAAGCTGTCGGCATTGTGACAAAAGATTTTAAATACGTTCCTTGCAAAAATATTAGTCAACACCCAAAAATTACTTTCTTCTTAGATCCAGCTGACTTAGTAAGACATGACGGTAATATTTGGGGTATTTTTCATTCCCATCCAGGTGCAGAACAACCTATTCCCAGTAAAGAAGACAAAGTTAGTGCTGCTTTTCAACAGTATAAATTTTTAGTTGGCTTCAACAATAAATTTTACATATACTGGGTAGAAGATGGTGTCGATGCACTAAAATTTGATGAATTCAAGGAAGAACATCTTGTTAGCAACCCTTAAAGTACATTCTGCTTTTTGTAATCATTTTGACCAGCTTGAATACCAAGTTGATGCAAATACTTATGCAGATTTTGTTCCTTATTTATCTGCTATGCATCCTCGATTTAGAAACTATATGCTTCAAATTGAAACACAAGAAGCTGAAGAATCTTTTTGTTTTTTAGATCAAGATCTTAATATTATTGATGACGAAGCACTTTTTATTAAACGACTTAAAGACGGAGACGTAGTTCATCTTGTTCCAGCTATTACAGGCGGTGGTGGAAAACGTATGGGAATGTTTTTAATGCTTGCAATGAGTGCTTTTTTAATAGCTTACACAGGCGGTTTCGGTGCTACAATACAAAATTTTTTAAATCCTGGTGCAGCTGCTGTTACTACAGGTACATCTGCAAGTTTAGGGATGGGAGGTGCGACAGGAGACTTAGCAGCTCGTGGCGCTTTAAGTAGCGGTAGTACTACAGCTTTATCAGGAGGTTTAAACTCCATGGCTATGCGAATGGTTGGTAACATTGCAATGAGCATTCTTTCTCGTCTTTTTGCCCCAAAACCTAAAACAACAGAACGAGATTCATCAACACGTGATAACAACATGTTTGGGTCATTAGCAAACTCTACAACTTCTGGAACTCCAATACCTCTTGTTTATGGACACATGAGAGTAGGTGGACAAATGTTAAGTGGGTATCTTGATGCAGAGATTCATGGTAAGTCTGATATTATCAGTGTAGGAGATAAGTTTGACTAGTTTATCTAAAACATACGTAAACTATAATGGACAAATGGTACCGCGTATTACTGGCGCTTTTGGCGGTGGTAAAGGCGGTGGTGGTGGAGGCATCTCTGAAGATCCTAATACACTTTTTTCTACTGATATTCTTTTCGTAACTGTTGGGTTAGGTGAAGGACCTGTTTATCGTATCAATCCAAATGGTCCACAAGATATTGAGATTCAAGACGGGGCAATTGATGACCTGATTCTTCTTGATGGTGATGGTTCTGAAGACACTGAACAGTTTAAAACATTAACTAATACAGGCACTACCACTCAAGCTCCACTTAGAGTGTTTGGTGAGACAATAACAGCTCCTCAAAACTTTAAATCTCCAATCAATCTTAAAAAAGGTAATGTTGATGGTATACCTGCTGCAAAGGTTACACTTCAAGATACCAGTGCTAATGATTGGGACTCTATAAAATTTGGTTTTATTTTACAAGGATTAACAAGGACTGATGATGATGGTAATATTCATGGTCATCAAGTGTCTATTAAAATTACTATTTTTGATCGTATCGGAACCACTGAGATTGCTTCTATCAGTAAAACTATAGATGGTAAAACTAACGTGCCTTTTAAGTTTACTGTTCGTGTAAACATTCCTGAAGGCTCAAAATCTACTAACGGATACAAGTTTACTATCGAAAAAACCTCTGATGATACCGAATCTTCTCTTATAAACGAAAATATTCAAGCCTTTGGTTGGTTTGAAATTGAAAACTCTCCTCAAGCCTATCCTCGTACTGCTCATATTGGTTATGCTCTTAAAGCTACTAACGAGCACAAAGGAGGCATCCCAAACTTTACTTCAATGGTAAAAGGTCTTATCGTTAAAGTTCCCTCTAACTATAATCAGCCTATTTTATCTAATGGAGAAATAGACTGGAGAGAGTTAGAACTTGAAGAGACTGGTGATAACGGCTATACAACTAATGGTTATAGACTACAAAAGTCTGGCACAGGCACTGTTTTAACTGATGCAAATCCTCAATTATATGTGGGCACTTGGGATGGTACATTTGTCTACTCTTGGACTCAAAATCCTGTGTGGGTCATCTATGATATTTTAACTAATAAGACATATGGGTTAGGAGTTCCTGAAGAAAACATTGATAAGTACAAGTTTTATCAAGTAGCACAATATTGCGATGCTTGTGATGTAATTACTGGTGAGTTTCAAGGAGTTAGTGGGCAAGCTGACGGATCTTTTAGGCATAAACCACTTGGTAAATTTACTTCAGTTCGTGAAACTCTGGTAGGTGTTCCATCTGGGACTGTGGTACAAGAACGTAGATTTATGTGTGATATTACTATATCAGACCAAGAACAAGCAATGGACATGCTTAATACAATTGCTGCATCTTTTAGGGGTGCGCTTGTATACTCATTAGGTAAATTATCTTTAGCAATTGATATGCCTGATGAATATCCTGTAATGATCTTTAATGAGACTAATATTGAAGCTGGTTCATTTCAAATTAGTGGAACAAAAGAAAGTGAAATTATTACTGGAGCTGATGTAAGTTATTTAGAACCTACAAACCACTACAAGAGAGAAACTGTAAGAATTGATACTGTAGACGCTAATGATGGAAATGATCGTAGTACTATTGAGAATATTGCAAGTATTGATCTTCCTTCAGTTACTCGCCGAAGTCAGGCTCTTAGATTTGCACAATATCAAATCGCTGCATCCAGATACCAAAGAAGAACTATTAACTTTGTTACTTCTACAGAAGCCCTATCTCTATCTCCAGGAGACTTAATCTCTGTTTCTCAAAATATGACAGGAATTAATTTTGGATATGGTGGAAAGATTCATGCTAATGCGTCTACTGACACAGACTCAGCAAATGTACTTTTAGAACACTTTACTGAACCAACTATTGCATCTACAACTTTTACTGCTAATTCCGATCCTCTTGCTTTACGTATTATCTCCTTAAACAATGATAGAATTGATCTATATATTATTGATAATGCTGCATTCACATTAACATCAACTGATAATGTTTCAACAGGGTTTGATTTAGCTAATGTATCTATAGTTGGAAGATTTAATCCCATTACTAAGGCTATTGATTCTTATACAACATTTACTGCAAATAATGTACCCACAAAAGGAGATTTGTGGTCTCTTGGTGAGTGGCAAAATCCTGGTGATTTTTATACTAACAAATCAGGTAAATTATTTAAATTAACAGATATATCTCGTGATCCAGATAAAGAAAGAATTACAATTGGTGCTATAGAGTATATTTCTAATATATATGTAGATTCAGATACTTTTATTGATTATACTCCAACCCCTTACACAGATATTATATCAACTCTTTCAACTCCTCCTACTCCAGAGTTTAATTTTTCAACTCGTGCCGTAAGAGCTTATGACGGCAGTATTAGAACAGATGGGGTAGTTGAGATCACTACTGAGCGAGAAGATTTTAATCAACTGTTTAAAACTGAGTTTTTTATCGCTCAACCAGAAGGTTCAACACTTTTAAATAATGTTACCGCACAAAATCCACTTACTCTTACGAGTGATAACAGTTCTGTTACTATAGATGGAGCTTCTCCAGTTTCTATCTCTGGAAAAAATGGCTTTTCTGGGTTTGCTGGTGAACTTAGAATGTTGTGTACTGATGTAGCAGTCGTAGATACCGACGATGGATCTTCAGGTAATGTTCAGTTTACAATTAGAGGATTAAATGATGCTATTGACGAGAACTTTAATAAGCATGTTTTATCAGTAAATGATGAAAGTTTTGCTGGATTAAAAGGTTTTGATGGTATAAGGTTTCCTGTAAATCAAAAATCTTCTCAAAATAGCAAACGAAATTTTGTTGCTTTTGGCGGAATAGAAACAGAAATCAGTGCTAACGCTATTGCTTTTGATACTGACACTAACACTCTTAAAATACAAAACTTTACTACAGGATCACAAACTATATCAGATAGAATTCCTTCTGCTCCTTTTTTTGTAAAATTAGATCAGTTATTAGATGCCAGATTTTATGCGAATTTAAGTTTTTATGTCTCAGGAACAGAAAAAACATTTATTGATTCAGGTAGTTTAAGTGAAGGACTTAACACTATTGATTTGCCAGTAAAATCTGATACCACAACTTTTATAAGATTTTTTGTAGATGGAATCGAAAAAAGTGCTGGTCAATATACATATAATAAAAATGAGTCTCTTGAGGTTGCTAACATTCAATACACAGCACACAATGAAACTTTTTATAGGTATGAAATAGATCACTACACTGTTCCAACTATTGAAGTTGGAGATAATGTACAAGTTAGTTTCAATAATACTTTCAGTGTTATTAATACCTCATATGATACAAGTTCAGAAAAATATAATGTGGCAGCTACTTCAAACTCTATTTATAGAATATATTTAGCAACTGAGCCTAAAACAAATCTTGCCAGTAAAATTTTTACGAATATATCAGAAAATCCTGTAGGAACGATCAATAATGTTTCAGGTTCTTCTTTTACATTTGACTATGATTCGACAAGATATCCAGGATCATTTAATCTAACTAACAATAAACTTTATACTATATCTGTAAACAATGAGTTTGAAAAAGTATCACTTCCTCAAGATAGAATAATTAAAGATTTACCTATTGGAATTACTTCTTTAAGAGCCAGAAATAGAAATCCATTAGGTAGGTTTTCAAGATTTTCAGAAAAAAGCGTTGTAGTTGAAGCTCTGCCTATTCAAAAAATTACAAACGAATCAATAGTCGAGTCTTTATATAGAGAACAAAGTTCAGGGGTAGCTGTTAGAGTTACTTTGGAATTTGATCATATTTTAGGGCAAGAAGTAACTGACTATGAAATATCATATAAGTTAGATAACGTTGACAATGTAGGTACTGATGATGGTGGTACAGATCTTACCAGTTTTAATACTGTAAAAGTTCCTTCTGTAGGCGTAGATTCAGATGGAAAGATTAGATTTACAGTTACAGGTATTAATAGAGGTATAACCAGTGAATCTAACTCAATCACGTTTAGAGTGACTCCTTTAAACAAAAACATTAGAGGAGTTACAAAAACTATCACAAAAACAATTATCGGTAAAACTGCCAAGCCTGCTAATATTTTTAATTTAACAGGAGGTCAACAGTCTGATCAGATCACGCTGTTCTGGGAATATGTTCGCAATGGAGAAACTGGTGAATTAATTGATCTTGACTTAAAAGAAGTGATTATAACTCGATTACCTGGCGAGCAAGAAGCAAGTGAAGGTAACTTTTTATCTGGAACTCCTTTTGTTACAGTTGCTGCAGGTGTAAACAGAAAATCAATTCCTATTGATATATATGGAACTTTTACTTATTTAGCTAAAACCAGGGATACCAGTGGTAACTTTAGTGAGTCTGTTGTAAAAGTTACTCTTACAACTTCTCGTCCAAAAAGAACAACAGTTGTAGATGCTTATAACGAAGACAACCCTTCAGAAGACTTTACTGATATTACAAACACTAATTCCACTGAGTTTAACTTTCCTTCTTTTGCTAACTCAAACACAGGAGGACTTTCCTATTCCTCAAGTGATTCTCCTTTTGATTCATCATTAGTTGATAATGCTAATGGAACAGCAGAAGGATTTTCTGCTGTTGCTGGGGAAGTAACTGACTTGTTAGCTGATGAATTAGCTACTTATATCACCCAAATTAGAGATTTTGGTGTTGCGGTAACAGGTACTATTAATATTGATATTGAAGGAACTCAAGTTGTTCAATCAACATATTTTGATCAACATGAACACATAAGTGAAAGCGTAACAGAGACTGCTCCGCTTGGTAATGTGTTATATGATTCATCTTTTGGTGGAATCGGTCATTTAGTTGGATTTTCTAATACAGCTGTGATTAATCCCAGATATGATTCAAACAATAAATCTCTAATTAGCGGTGGTGTGTCAGGCCCCACAAGTAAAGTTTATGGTATTCACCTACATGGTAATTTTGATGGTGATGAGTCTAATGCAAATGTATTTGCATTAATTGCGGGATATATCAACGCAAATGCTATTGCTCTTGGGAATACTTTTTTTGCTAATGGAGAACCAACTGGAGGCAATACTTATGCTAATATTGCTGTAGCAGGTACTACATACTTATTAGTTGACTTTAATCAATATGATGATGGTGGTGCCACAGAAACTTATGTCGGATCTTTTGGGGGTTTGCAATCACAAACACTCGTCAGAACATCTATAGCAGATGATGTGTTTTATGCAAATGGTAACGTAAATGTGTCAGCATTTATTGGTGGTGAAGTAAATGATGGTTTTGTTCCTTACGAAGCTGGTAGTCGCACATTTAGATGGTTCCAAATAAAATTTATCGTAAACAACTCAAAACCAGATGAATTAGACTTTACAATAGATAAGTTTAGATATACTATAGAAAAAGAGCAAACCATTTTTGAAGATACGGTTACTTATAACGCTAATCCGACTACAGTTGATTACTCAAGTATTAACTTTAGAAATAGACCTGTAATCAACTTACAAGCTATTGATACCGCAACAGCTCAGACAGCAGTAGTAACTACCGGATCAAACACAAGTGTATCTTTCAGATTATATGATTTAGAAGCTGGAACTAATGCTCCAACAGATCAAAGCATACAAGTTCAAGTAACAGCTACAGGGGTATAAAAGTGTCATTAACTAATTCAAATACTTATATTGAACCAACAGCGGGAACTTCTATCAACACAGGTAGAATTCAGCAAAATAACTCGTTACGTTCACTGTTAACAAACTTCAGATCATCTTCATCTCCTGCACTCACAAACATAACAGCAAGTGGAGTAAATATAGATGAGCAAGATGGTATGTTATTCAGAATGGCCAATAATAACGTATCCGCTCTTTATATTTCTGACTCTGTAAGTAAAAAGACATCTCCCGTTGGTGGTAATTTTACTAGAGTAGGCATTGGGCACAGAGTTGAAGAAGGTATTGTATCTTTAGCTGCTAATATCACACACTATGAAATTGGGGAGTTAGTAGCAACTCCATCAGCTGCAGGTGCATTATCATCTAACGCAAGACTTTATATGATAACCAGTAACTCTGCTACTATGGCTAGTGTTAAAGATGTCGGTATTCCTCCAACTAATGGATCAGTTACTAATACTATGCTTGCAACTAATTCTATAACAGCTGATAGAATTAAAGACGGTAACGTAACTTTAGTAAAAGCTGATTTTACTACTGGTACAGGAGATGGTTTATCAGGAGCAGCTGCTACTTTAAAACTATCATCTGCCGCAGGCGCTGATACTTCATTAGGCTTTGGTACTCGTAATACTTCAAACGTCGCTTTAGTTTGGATTGATAGTGCTACTGGACATACGGCTGGTTTGAATCTATACGATCAAACTAATGCGTATGCTCCAATGGCGTCAAATCTTGCCTTACAGTCTGCTATACAGGGAGGTACTACTGAGCCAGTGCCTATCGTGCCTGCGGGGTCTATTATAGCTTGGAGTGGTTCTTCAGCTCCGTCAGGCTGGATATTATGTGATGGCACTGCTATATCGAGAACTACTTATGCGGCTTTATTTGCCGTTGCAGGTACTGCTTATGGTATAGGTAATGGATCAACTACTTTTAATGTGCCTGATCTACAGGATAGACTGCCTTTAGGTAAAGGTACTAATAATGGAACTCTTGGGACTCAAACAGGGTCCATGAGTAGCTCTTCTTCTACAACAACTGATTCTGGAGGATCAGGAGGTTTATCTCTAACCTCAGATACAGTTGACGATACGCTTCCTTCTGGTACAAAAGATGTAACACAAACTACATATCTAACTAATGTTACTCAAGCTGCTCACACTCACTCACTTACTGTTCCAACCTCTGTGGTAAACTATATTATTAAAACGTAAAGGAATAATTATGGAATATTTTAAATTTCACATTGATGAAGATGATGCAAAAACAGTTTACTGTGCTTATCGTGACTTATCAAAAGGTAAATCTGCTCCTCTTTTAACTCGTTCATTTCCGATTGAATTAATTGAAGAACGTGAGACTAAAATTACTGAAATGGTTAAAGGTGATATTACTGACGTTTATTATGAAGAATTTAATGGAGAAGTCAGAGCATCTGAAGTAAAATGGTTTTTAGGTGATAAAGAAACCAATTCTGATGAAAATGTTGATTGGATTAAAACTTTTGTAAAATGTGCTTGCATTAATGAAGACTATGATGATTTAATTGCACCTCCATCTGTAGATCAACAAGTGGAAGACTTCATCAAAGAGTTCTTTGAAGATGATGATTTAGAAAACTTAGATAATGAAAAGCCTCTTGACCAAAAAGACTTTTTGGCAGAATTTTTCGCAGAGCTTGAAGAAGACTCTGAATAAGGATAGTTAAATGGCATTAACTCGTATTACCACTGGTTCAATTAGCTCTAATACAATTACAGCTGAAAAGATGCAGAATGCTTCTGTTCAAGCAAGGCATTTCCAAACTGGTACGATTACTCTTGATTTAATAGAAGCAAACGCTAACTCAGCTGCTGCAGAGATCAGAGTTAATGCTAATCTTGATATAGTACAAGATAACGTTAGTTCTAATAGAAATTCAATCAACATTGTTCAATCAAATCTTAATGCTACTCAAGCAAATGTTGAATTAGTTAGTGCCAATCATATTGCTTTTGCTACCTACGCTAATACAACTCTAGATACTAAAGCTAACGTATCAGCCACCTTTATCCAACTTGATGCTAATTTAGATGCAACTTCAACAAATGTTGGAGCTGTTATTGCAAACGCTACAGCTTTTGGAACCTATGCAAATACAAATCTTGATACTAAAGCTAATGTGTCAGCCACTCTATTTACAGCTTATGCCAATGACTACGTAACCTGGAACTTATTAGATGCTAATATTAGCACTGTTCAAGACAATGTTGCATCAATTATAGATGGTACTACTCAGTTTACTGGCCCAGTTACCATGCAGGATGCTCTCACAGTTCAAGGTAATCTAATTGTTGTGGGTGCTCAAGTTGACCTTGGGGTTAGTTCAGCTCAGGTTACTGATGCTACACTACTGCTTGCAGCTAATACTCCAGCAGATGAAGGGCTACCAGCAGATTCTGGTATTCTAATCAATCGTGGTGCAAACGATAACGTGTTTTTTGGGTTTGCTTCTTATGGTGACCATATTGACTTTATCTTTACTGAAGCACCAGCTGATAATGTTCAGCACTTTCCAACTGCCTACATCGATGTTCACGCTAACTCTTTTGGTATAGAAGGTGTTCACGATGCAACCTTTACAGCATTTCATCATGCTGACTATCCAACAACCGGCATTTATATGCCTGCTGGTCAAGAAACAATTAAGTTTGCTGCTGGTGGAGTTGATGTAGCCAGTGTTACCTCATCTGGTAATTTATTTTTATATACTGGTATAATTCATGCC